TGGTAACAGTATAGTCTATCGCCTCACCTTCAGGCCCCCAGACTATATTAGAATACCTCTCTCCAGTAGGTGATATTCTGGTATCATCAGGTAAGAGTTCCCATCCTTCAGGGTCTAAGAAGCTGTAACTGAATCCCTCTTCCCTAGTCTCGTCAGAGGCTAGTTTCAGACTCCAACCCTCTTCAAGAGGAACATCAAACTCAAACTCTACATTAGCTTCTTCAGCAGTAAGAGTTCTAGGCAAGCCAGCCAGCCACATACTTCTCCTAAATGTGGTTGCCCTCTCCGCAGTTTCCTGTAGAAATTCCCTGGATGTAACCATTAAAACCTCTTACGCAGTAATCGGGGTAGCTTCCGCTTTAGACCTATTTGCCTTATCCTGCTAATAGCAGGTGTCCCTTGCGGTTGCTGTCTCTGTGCTGCTCGACTTAAAATCTGTTGGGATAATTCCTCTAGTTCTTTATCTCTGAATGTCGGCATTATCAGCCTCCTTAAAGCTACCATAAATTATCAATGAACACCCGCATCGTGGGCAAATATTTTGGTGTTTGACTGCCGTTGTTGCCCTCAATGAGTCGAACTCTAGTATCGGTTCATCATAATTACATTCAAAACCACAAAACTTTGATGGACACCTAGCTAATCTAAAACTCATTATACCGTTACCCCCTCTTCTTCAATTTCACCTACCCCTGGTCTCTCCATCTTCCGTGCTGTTCTAGTTGCTCCAGGTGGTGCGGTCGGTAACATCGGAGCTTGCTGTAATTGGGCTGGCTTTGGTACTTCCATTCCAGTTACTTCTGCTACTGCCTCTCCAGTTCTGGCCTCTAATGTCTGACCTACCTCAATTAAAAGTATCTTAGCCTGGTCTTTTAGTTCCGGCCTTTTCTCCGAGTCAGCTTGCTCATCCAATGCCCTTGCCATCTCAAAGAGTGCCAGTGCCTTACTAACCTTTTGAGCTTGCTGTACCATATATTTCTCGGATATATCATCCGCATCCCTGTATTTCAGGATAACCTTTCTGATAGTCTTATCATCCATCCATCTCTGAGCCATATCAGCCAAACCGTAAGAAGCAGCAATCTCCTCGGGTAAAGCGGTTAGATATTCAAAGTCAACGGTGAAGTCTCCCTCAAGGTCAGCCTTGGTATAGGTTCTCTTCTTACCGGTCCTGCCGATATTAGCAGTCATATCGAAATTGATAAACTGAGCCCTTATCTCTTTCTCCAGTTTCCTCTTAAACCGCTCCATGGTATGTAATCTAGGAGTGAACACCTGTCTGGAAGCCCCGGCCAGCGTAGCAATAGCCACCTGTGAAAGCTGGAACTGGAGATTACCCCAGTCTATATGGCTAAGTGAGCCTCGCTGTAGTGCTCCACCAAGTATACCTTGAAAGAAACGCATGGCACCGATTATATCAGGAGCTTCTATCGGCATTATTCTCTCGCCCTCTTGAAGAGCTAATATATTACCCAGCCTGTAGATAGGTTTGCCTGGCAATTTCTTACCGCTCTTACTAAGTAGCTGTTGGGGAGGAGCCAGTGAAAGCATCCCCTGTGTTTGTAGGATAGAGGCAATCTTATTTAAGTGGGGATATAGTTCTCGGTTCGCACTATAGATTGAATCACCCCGCATCCTTAGTGCTCTAGCGGAAGTTGATAGGAAAGTCCCCTGCTGGCATAACTGACCGATAAAAGGTGGATGCCCTACTATATTCTCATAAGAGTTATAGTATGTTCCATCTAGGAAGACTATCTCTTCGGTGCTATTCCAATAATCCCACCTTGTTGCAGTATCGCCAACCATCGTATAACCGGGATACTCTTCTTTAACCTCAGACTTTTCTAGTATATCCCAGGAAGCAAACCAGCTAAAGCCATTTCGCCCCATTCCATAACGGCATTGATACCTGTCAATCGGCAGGATGTCCGGGTCGTAGCCGTCCCTGTCCTGAGCCAGTAATACACGGGTAAAGACTCCACCACGAATCCCTATCTGTTCCCAGAAGTAGGGGTCGAGCCCGGGCATAAGAATATCGTCTTGCTTTTCATCGGCTATGTAAATGTTATCGTGGTAGAAATCCTCAATGATTTTAGTCTGCTTGGTGTTCAGCACCTTATCACCACGCTGCCCGTTTATGTCAATGATTTCAACCGATTCATTAAGAACTGCTATTACTCTCTCGCCGTAAACTCTCGCATCATTCAGGGTAACATTCTCAACATCCTCAAGGGAATCCCCTTTTGAGTCCTTTAGCTTGTAGGGTTCAGAAGTCCACAGCTGCTCATCCTCATCCATACGGGGCTTGAGGGTTTTCTTCCAGTCGTTATCGGCAGCTATTATCTGTCTCATAATCTCATGGTCAGAAACAGACGGCACTACCATAAGGGATGAGGATTGTGGAATCTCCCTCTTTTGCTGAATAATACTTTTTCTTGCCATAATTAGTCCTCCATAAATGATACTATACCTTTCCGTATTTCTCCACATTCTCATTAAACCAGTCTTCAAGAAGATTATAATAGTTTTGATTAACTACTTCCTCTCCGATAAACGGAATTTGGAGTAGTATGATTTTAGTCTTTTTATCAACCTTTAATATCAACGCTGAATGTCGGTCACGGTAAGGAAGGGGCTCTGGATATTTGATATTATAGAGTATCCATGTATGCCCGTTAAGAGATTGGCGTTGCTGCTCTGTCATCTTGGTGCCATCACCTTCCCACATATTGATGAAGTCTAACAGCGTCATCCCTTTATACTTCTTCAAACTCTCCTCACAACTGGGGCAAGTTCAGCATCACCGCCAAAAGCTCCAGTGCCTATCGGATTGAACTGACTTATCAGATACCTCTCAGAATTGTGAACTAAAATACCGTTCGCATAATATTCGTGAACGGTATCTACATTGAGGTCATATACTAGGGTTTTACCGCTTGGGCTTACGCCTAAGCATCCCACCACATTGCTTTGAGCAAGTCCTTGTCTTGAAGTATTTATTAGCGGTAAATCTTTTACCACAGATGATGCACACTCTGGTTTCTTTATCTTTTCCTGTTCTACGACGATTTGTAGCCTTGCACGTTGGAGAACAGAATTTACTATGAGAAGGTTCAATCGTTTTATATTCTTTGCCACAGCATTGACATACCTTTGACACCAATTGTCTATGCTCCCAAGTTCTTCTCCCATGTTCTCTATGCCACTCTCTTCCCTCTGGAGAGTGATGCCACCCTGTTGCGAGAACTCGTATCCTCCGAAGATGTTCGTAGTTATATGGTCGCCCTTTATGGTGTCCATTCTCATGTTCGGATACGGACATAGCTTCAAGATTGGATATGTCATTATTGAGAGAATTTCCATCTTTATGGTGGATATGAAACCCACTAGGGATTGTTCCGTAAGTATCTTCCCAAATAACCCTGTGAAGGAGTTTACCCCCAGACCTAAAATATGCCCTATCTGTTTTCCGACGAGCTTTAGGGTATCTGTAATATGTAACCCCGTTATAGGTAACTGTGTCTCGTTCCATACCTCTATTATATCACAATACCGCAGAGTATTCAATGGAACAAACCCCTTATCTTTTACAAATACAAAATGAGTTGGCGTTCCCCTCAAGGTAGAACCATTGGAAAAGTCAACGCTTACTGTTTCTGCTACCTTTTGAATCGTATCTACGACAGGGAAATAACCTTGGCGTGTCAACACTTTCTCACCAATCTTTATATCCTCTATTGGTTTCAAGCCTTCTTTAGTTGTTATTAGTGTGCCAGCAACCAAGCAATCCATTAAGTGATAGATTGACTTATTTTCTATCTTGTCAGTAGCGTTATACATATCGTCAAGTTCACGACTATAAGACTGCTTCTCAGAGATATAGTTCTGGCAGGTAGAAAAGACCTTTTTCTTACCCAGTTTCTCGTAGCTGTAGACCTTTTGGATACCAGCTTCAACGCTTTTTTCTAATGGTTTATCTATCCGCCAGCCCGCCTGGGTGAAGTCGCCCCGCCATCCCTCCTCTGTCTGTGAGCCACCGTATCTGGTATCAATCCGCTCTCCTCTTGACAAATCAATCCAGTTGGAAACGTGCTCAAAAGTAGACAGCCCACTCACAACATATTCCCGATAAATAAAAAGCTCTCCAGTGCCAGGGTTCATGGCTGCCCAGAGAGCTACGGTGTTCACTGGCCCGAAGTCGTGTCCCACATATCTCGGCCAGTTAGCAGGTATTTCAAATGGTGCGATAACCTGAGTAGTAGAATCAAAGGCATTGTAAATCATACCAGCCGGTCTGCTGAAACGACCTCTATGGAACATCTGAAACTTCCAATCCGGCATAGAGGCTTTCATCCTGTCATATTCCACTCTGGGGAATAAGGGATTTTCAGTAGAATCAAACTGGATAACATCAATATCGGGGTCGGTCTTATTAAACCACGGGTCATATATCTCTGTCTTAAGCCATCCTAGCCCATACAGGGTAGTGGTATAGAGCGTTCGAGCTTGATGGATAAGTGTACGGCGTTCATAGGCTTCGTGTGTCTCTCTCTTAAACTGCTTCTGACCACACTCATCCAGCCACCCACCTTTGATAGTTGCCGATTCCATTGACTCCGGGTTCTGGGCAGAGCCAATAATAATACGAGTAGGAATATCGGCATCAGGGAAAAGAACATAGTCAGTTTCCGTCCGTCTTGTTTGCTTGCTCCAGAAAGTAAATAGTTTCTTCTGCTCACTGTAATTTCCGTAGTGGAATAGGTCTTCAAAAACATACAAAAGCTCTGGCAATAGCTTGAGGGATAGTAATGGGAAAGTAGCAGTCCCAACAATGTAGTCACCTGGCCCCTTAGTCCGTATCTCCCTATCTAACCAGTGGGGACCATAGCAAGTCTTACCACCCTGACTGCCAGCCAGCATAGCAACCTTCCGCTTCGTTGACCTGTGCGTTCTGGTTTGCCCGGGATGGAAGTTCAAACGCAGAGTGCCATCCTTTATCTCACGGAAAGGCGGTGCCTTAGTTGCTGTCTGTATCAAGCTAAATCTCCCTATACTTCAAATACTTCTGGTAACACTCATCAGGTCTATCGTGGTGATATTTATGATATTTATTCTCTATATATTCCTCAAATAGTAAATAACTTCCACTATCACCACAATCACAAACGAGTGCATTATGTTCACATTTGACACAAATTCTACTACCAACCAGTTTCTTGTCCATTAAGCTAAATTCCCCTTGAACTCAAAGTGAGCTATATTACCAAGCTTCTTTTCATTCAGTGTACCACATAAAGGGCAGGACTCCAAATGCTTATTGTCAGAATACATTTTGCGTTTGGCATATTCGTGTCCACATTTGCGACATTTGTATTCGTAAATCGGCACTATCCCCTCCTTTTAATTCCTATTAAGCTCTACCCACTTTCGCCAGTAAAGTTCTTCGTGGACATAATACTGCCAGTCAATACCCTGCTTGCCTACCAGCATGACTAGCCCCGCTAATGTCATATACTGCGTTAGCCTACTAGCTCTTAGCATCTTTTACCTCTATCAATGGCTCTACTTCTACCATCCCAAAATAGTCGTCTTTCTTCTTCTTTATCACTACACCTTGAGAATGGAGAAACTTAATAACTACATCTGCTAAATCATATCTTGCTTGACATAAACCTTTCTTATCCCAATTACAATAACCAAAATAATCACAGTATGTACAATCTAATGGGGATGCTGAAAGTGCTATCCCTTCCCTTATCTCTTCTTGCTTAGTCATAATAACCTCCTTTGTAAGAAGCGGGGTTGAGGTTTCGGTTGAAACCCTGGCGTGGTAACCAGGGAAAGACCGCCAGTACAAACCCCGCTCCTAAAAAAGTGCACTGGAATCATCTACCTCCTCTGTTAATTTATCCTTAAATTCCCCGGCAAGTGTATCTGCGGTGCCGGCTTTTGCTGTTGCTGTGAACTCATACTCATAGAGGATAATATGGCATTAGTAGCCACGAAAGCACATATATTAGTTTTCTTCACCATTCCACCCATCTGCTGTGTTAGCTGAGAATACAACGGACACCAATCACCACACCACTCACCACTAAACGGACACTTCTTTCTTTGTTCCTCTTCAGACTTTTCACCATTGCTCATTTACTTTTCCTCCTTTGCTTCCATATTTTGTCCTTCTCTTTCTGGGCCTTTGTCTTACGATACGTAATGAGTGCCCAAGCTATTCTTGCCCGAGTCCAGAACGACATCCCATATAGACTGTCAAAGAACTCACGCCACTGTTTCTTCATTGCCCTGTTGATTTTCTTTACTACCTTCTGATTCATCTCCTACCTCTTCTGCGGATTCATTGTCCGAGCATCAGGCAAAATATCCCGAGTCCGTGCCTTCATAACACTATAGGCTACCTTAACCGCCACATCTTTGACAGGTGGCTTGGGTTTGAACGGAGCAGATACAAAGCTCCTTACCCTACGCCAAATGTCGCTGAAGAACCCCCTGATACCTCTACCACTCATAGCACCTACAGCCCTCATACACGGCTCACAAAATAACCCACCTGCATATTTGTGCCGTATCCCAACTTCCTCCTTACACCTTGTGCATCTGTGATGTGCCATTCTCTTTAACCCCCTCTGTCTCCTGTGGTGTAGCCAGTGGGATTATCTCATGGAGACATTTGTTGCACCAGTTCCGGTTATTCTTCTCAAAAGTGTAACCAATTAACCTCGCACCACATATCGGACAAATGTAAAGTCGCATACTATATACCTCCTTTTTCAATTCATCGGTATGTCATCAGCTAGTTCAATCGCAGTTATCTCTCTGAACTTCGGAATAACAATTGTTCCTATTTCACCAGATGGCATCATCCCTATTACCTTCTCAAATATAAGAGGGCGATTCATTGTCCGTCTAATCTTTTGAATAAACAGCCACCGAGGGCATAAAGCCCTATACTCGGCTAAGTGCCTGACTGCCCATCTCCGCTTACGATAAGAACTTGAGAATAAATACCTTAATGCTTTCAAACTAAACTCCTTTTTCTATTATTAAAATACTAACTGGAAACCCTTTAAGGCAACGGTAATCCATAATCCTTTAAGTCTTTTGCTGTCCGTGTGCTCGCAATGGGTTCCCCATGTCTTGCACTATGATACCATACAATAACCACATCCCTGCTATGGTCAACGCAAGTAGCATAAACTTCTACACCTTGACCCCAGCGTTCCTTAGTTAGTTGCTCAATGCTTTTACCGCTGGATACCATCTCCATCTTACTAAATTCATCGTAGAGGATTCTTCCCATTTTAAACAACTCCTTTTCTTAGAGTTAAAATACTCTGCTGACATACTATAGTCTCCCGACCAAACGATTTACGGCTCCCCTCTCTTTCTAGGGTATCGATAAAGCAAGCCATACCATAGCGATAAGGAGTATAGCCAGGGCAAACAAACAATCAATTCTATCTGCTGTCATTCTACTCCTTTACATAATCTATTCTAGTCTCAATTAGTGCGTGGGGCGGGCTATAGAACTTATGTAAACCTAGTGATAATCCCCTACTAGATGCCATATTCTAAACACATCCCGCAAGTCGTCCCTTTCCACACAATGCCATTCCCCCTCATCAAACTCTGGCACAAGCTCAAGTGCCTTTGTGGCACTAGCCTCGCACCACTCAAAAGGGATAACATACTGTAACAACCTTGCTATTGCCATTCTATTCTCCCTCCTTTAGTAGCTCCCTGGCTTCACCCTCTATCACCGGCTTACCCTCTCCCTCATTCAATACTATCTCAACGTGGGTTATAGTGACACTCTTCCTCTCGTTGATGTCTACCCGGGTCCTGTCTTTCCTGCCCCATCGGTCCGGGTGCCGGCGTTCCAGGTGAGTCATATCGGCAAGCCATTGCGGTTGTGCGAATTGCTCTTCTTCAATAACAGAGCCGTCTTTCGTGGTGATTGTTTTCTTTCGAACTAAGCTGCCGCCAATGCCAGCGGCCTCAACCCGGGCGACTCTTCTAGCTTCGGCTTCCGCTTCGGCCTTTTTAATAGCGATAAAGAAGGCCAGATAAGGTTCTCGTCCCTCCTCGCCCCAGTTAAGCCAGTTATCGTATGTATTCGATGAGATACCGTTAGCCTGGCAAGCGGTAGAGATATAATTCCCTTCGGCAATAAGCCTGACTATATCCTTACTTAATACCGGGGTTAGTTTGGTGGGTCTACCTGTTATTTCGGTTACTTCTTTCGTTGTCATTCCCTTAACCTTATACTTATACTTTAACTTAAACTTAACCTTTAACTTGTCATATAGTTAGGATATAGTGCGTACAGTGTTTACTCTATACAAGACATATATCTTAGATATAGCAAACTAGTCTCAATAGTTAAGTGTTTCGGCATAGTTCTTCCATCATCTTGTTAAAATTGGTGATTTTGTTTCATCAAGTTTTTTGAGGTAATTTCGCATCATATCAGTAAACTTTTCACGGCGATTGCAAGAACGACAACGCAGCTCTATGTTCTCCAGGTCATCAGCCCCATCAAGGAATACTGGTGTCTTATGATGGAACTCAAAGGAGATTGAGTCCTTACCATCATACTTGCGGCCAATCTCTGAAGTGTACTCAACAACGGCAGGCTTACCACCTCGCTGTGTAATTGTACCAACTTTACCACAGACCTGGCATGTTGCCTTGTCCCTATCAATGATGAGCCCCCTTGCCTTGACCGGTAAAGATGTTCGCTTCATAACCTTTACCCCCTTTACTTTATCAACCTCTCTTATATTGTAATCACAAAGAAGGCCGGCTGTCAAGTATCCCTCTTGGGTCGCACTATGTTATGAAATTAGTTTGAGCTCTGAACTCAGTAGGCTACACGGTATAGTGTGAGTTTGATACTAAAATAAATTAGTAGACATAATGTCAGCCAGATACAATGTCCAACTTGACAGCCTTAAAATAGGGGTATATCCTATCTGACACCTGAATAAAACAGAAAGGAGTTAGACAGATGACAAAGAAGGACTACATCAAACTAGCCAAGGCAATCAAGGATAACACATTGACGGACACGAACGGGGTATCTTTCATTAGTAGCACAGATGGATTCATTGGTGAGCTATGCGACATACTCCAGGAAGACAACCCACGCTTTGACCGGGAACGATTCTTAACAGCTTGTAAATAGCTAACACTAAATAAATAGGAGGGGAGACAATGAAAAGCACAGAGGAAATCACCAACAGCCAAGACATTATAGACAGCCGGGACATCATCGCCAGGATTAAGGAACTAGAAGGGAATGGAGTTATACCATTAGACGAGGTGCCACAAGACGAAGAGCCAGTTAATGAAGAAGATGCCGAGGAATTACAACACCTGAAAGCAATAGCAGAAGAGGCAAGCGGGGGAGACTGGGAATTTGGGGTGACTCTTATAAATGAGAACTACTTTGAGGACTATGCCCGAGAGTTTGCCGAGGACATCGGAGCAATAGAGAAAAGCTATAACTGGCCTGCAAATTGTATCGACTGGGAGCGGGCAGCACGTGAGCTACAGATGGACTATACCGAGGTTGACTTTGATGGAGTAGGTTACTTATACAGGTAGTTAGCCTATCGGCAACCGCTCACCAGTCCTTTTCACTGGTGGGCGGTAACGGATACACTAAAGGAGGATTAAAATGAAGCTAATTGAACGCAAACCTTGTGGTTGTAAAGTCTACACTTCTTATGGCTTACCGGTTGAGAAGCTATGCGACCAGCACCTCAACGAAGTGGTTAAGGAAGCAGAGGAGGCTGAAAGAAAACGGGCACAAATTAAGGTTAGCTAGTATATTATAGGAGGAGATGAGATGAACTATCAAGAGTGGATAATGAACAGAGCTGAGGAACTGGCATTGCAACATCACGGCGTAGAGTATAAGCATCTGCCGTCTAACCTACAAGAAGCTATATACTTTATGGCTCAGCGGCAGTATAGAGATTACTGTTCTACCAGGTTAGACCTAATCTATGGCAGGATAAAGGAGGAGGTATGACTGAACTACTGGAGCAAATAAAGCAGCTAATAAAACAAGCACGCCATGAAGGCTATCAAGCTGGTTTATCTAAGGGCTACGAGCTCGGCTGGCAGGCCGGACAGGTTGAGAAGTCTAACAGGAGTATGATTAAGGAAAGGAGGTAACAAAATAAAT